TGTTTCAAATTCTTGATATCCTAATTCTTCAGAAACTAATGATGCAACAAAATTTACATCAATTTGCTTCCCATTAGAATCAACAATATCGTACCCATCCTTATAGTTGCCATAAAACAATCTGTTAGACATGATTGTTTGAGACTTGGAAATTAAAGGAACATTGTCAAAAAGTCTTACTAACTCAGATTCTGGAAGAGTAGTTAATATTTTTTTAGAACTAAACTGTATGGTGTAATCAGAATTATTTGGTAATTCAAGCAGTCTTTTATCATACTTCTCTATAACATTTATTACGTTAGATACAGAGTTTTTAAATAAAAGATCAATTCCAACCACAGAATCATCTCCTGTATTAAATGTAACATTAACAGCGTTAAATGAATTTTTCATTCCGCTATTTTGAAACGTACTAAAGTCAAAATTGAAAAAACCTGGCTCAAAAGCTATTTCGCTAAATTGAGATACAGCACTATACTCTCCGTCAAGATACTTATATCTGTAAGCAAAAGACAAGAACTTATCTTCAATATAATTTGCGTCATCTTTAGCAATATTAATAAGCTCTATAGTTGGAGCTTCATGAGGTGGAGCTACGATTACAGAGATGTCTGATTCTTTTAAATCAGGTTCAGTAGGATATGATCTCTTTACGTTTATCTTTCGTGGAGGATTATATCCATCAGTAAAGAAAAGTAAATCTTCCACCTTGTTTACACCGTTGATCAGGTTCTGTCTGCTGAAGTTCAAAACAGATGTGCTAACCACATGATATACAGTAAATCCACTATTGACATTCATTGACACGATCATGTCAACACCGTCTGCTGGAGAGTGTATAAACCAATAAATAGTATCGTTTACACCGTCCTGAAATGCGCCAATGCAAGTTGCAGTAGGATCTAGTGGCTCATCGTTGTAAAGTATGTTAGAAATCTTTACGTTACCCTTCGTGTTTTCCAAAGAACCAACGTCAGTCAACTCAGTAGAGCCAACACGAACATTCATGGCGTCAATATATTCGCCATCAGGTATAAGCCTCTCATCAAGGCTTTTATTCATCCTTCCCTTTACAAAGGTTTTAACTAAATCCATACCTACTTAATCATCTTGTTTTGACCTCTCATATTCATGAGTAGTCTTCCTGGGTGAATATTGCTAATTCTTATTTTCGCATTTCTCAATAGAGCTGTCATTTCTTTTCTAGCTCTAGCAACAATATATTCCTGAACTCCCAACTTATTGCTCAATATTGAATACTTAATGAATGAGTAAATGTAGTTCTCAAACATTTTGTTTACACTGATAGCGGAGTCATCTCTAACAGCAACTGGCTTACCAGGAGGTGCTGTGGCTACAGATGTATACTCCATTCCATCTGAAATGTATTCTAGTATGCATGACTCGTTAGCCATGTCATTACTAAAGTTGATAACACCAGCCTTTTTGTCTATCTTAAATGTAGGGTTCTGATTAGCTGTTTCTGTATTTAGACCGTATCTACTTCCAGCAGCATAATCGAAGTACCAGTTTCCTCCATATTCCCATCCCCACATATTGTGGTATGGGCTAGACGGATTCAAGTAAATACTTTTCTGAATGTTATTTAATCTGTCAAAATCTAGTGTTGAGTTTTGAGCTTCAATAACTACACCATTTTGATCCACAACAACTTTGTAATTGTTATCCTGAACATATTCAACCGCTGAGTTTATCTGAATGTTCTCAGTTAATGGAAGAATTAAACCATCCTTGTAAAGAGATATCTTAACCCAGTTTACGTAGTCAGAAGGCAAAACAAACTTCAAGTTTGGACCTACTTTTTGCTCAAGGACTTTAATCTCCTTCATTGCATCGTAGTTCAATTCTTGAATAGCTCTCTTCGTGTAAAATAAAACCTTATACCTGTTGAGGTTATTCATCAGTTCATGGTCTCCTTGATACATCAACATAAAGTTGTTTACGATATCTTCTAGAGATACGTACTGATAAGATCCCCAGTTAGCATCCTCTGGTGTGTTACCATTGTTGCTATAGTACTGAAGGTCAGATAGATATTTGTTGTATAGTGGCATTATTTCTCAATAACAATTTCTGTTTGTTCTTGCTGATTTGCAAAGCTAATAGCTTCGGTCTCTCTAATTGACATACCAGCAAATTGCAAAATTTTAGCGACAAGTGTTGGCTCATCTGTAAGTGGTAACTCAAAGTCCTGATAATCTACGGCTCCTTGGTTAAACAATGGTTCACCAGAAACCAGTGTATATGTCCACTTAGGATCTTTAGGATATCTAACGTAGTAGCAAGAAACACCAGTTGAAATTGTGTCAGGATAAACGGTTAACTTATCCTCAAGTTGTACGTACGCTGGGAACAATTCAATTGGCTGAGTCAAGTTCGACATCAAAAGCTGTTGAGCTCTAGCAATAGGAACCTTCTCGACTTCTACCATCTTGCCAACATTGTTTGTATGGATTACCCTAACAATAGTGTAATAGTCAGCAGGAAGATCAAATGTACCAGAAGTCTTAGTAAGTGATACAATTTTTGATAATGAGTCAATAACTTCCTCATACTGCTTCTTAATATCAGCATAGCCAGTACCAGACTCTCTAGCATTTTCTTTTAAGATCTGGTAATTGTATCTGTAGAAATAATTCTCAAAGATGTCTAGCTGTGCTTGCTTGGCAAATAGGTTGAAATCATTAGGGCTAATGTACCCGTAATTATTTTTGTTCAAAACAGACAGTACCGTATTTCTTACTGAATTTATCATCCCATTCTTTTTGTACAAAGATAGTAAAAAAAAAGAGAGGTATTACCCTCTCTTAATTTAGACTACTCAACATTTCTTTCAAGTAACTTTAGCGTTTCAATACCTTCATCTGTCTGTAAGTATTTAGATACTGTTGATATTCTATGCTCTCCAAATGGAATAGTCATAAACTTGCTCTTGTTATCTGAAAGGTTGAAATAAATATCTCTTCCCTTGTTTCTAGTCTTAAGAATTTGCTGCTCAAATGCTCTGGCTACAATGTCTTGAACTCTTAGCATTGGATCATTTAATATCTCCATAAATCTAATTGGGTACTGCTTCGCAAAAACAAGTACGTCTCTCTTTAGTTCTGAAGATGTTTTCTTATCTGCCTGAATACCAAGACCAATTCTAGCAACTGTTTCCATCATTGATAGCTCCATTGATTTAGCAGCAATGAGTGCATTCACCTCAATATCTAGATCGATAAGATCATTCTGAGCGTCTTTCTCTGGATCTAGTTCTTCAAAAATCCTTCCATTTCCTGGGTGATAATAAAGAAACTGCTGTAGTACTGGATTACTTTCTGGTACGTGTAACATACCATCCTCAAATACAATTGGTTCAAGGACTACATTTCCGTCCTGCTCGTCAATAAATGGGCTTGGCTGATTTGGTGAGTACCTTAACTGTCTGTTTGCTTTACCGTCAAAGTAAAGTAGCGGTCTTCTAGCTGTTCCCTTAGATGGGATCATCAAGCTAAGTGGCGCGTCTGATCTTAGGAGAATATAAGTTCTCGATTTTAATTGTTCCCTTTGATTTTAAATTTAATTGAAAATAGAGGGAGCCACAGCGACCCCCTCAGTTAATTATTACTTTTTCTTCTTAATTACAGTTGTTTTTTTAACTACTGTCTTTCCAGCAGGTTTATCTCCTACTCTTCCTTTTCCATACATGGAAGGATAGTATTTTTCTGGATTGATTGCTGGATTTTTACTACCTCCCTGAACTAGGGACATATTGAATAATCCTTGTTTTTGCTCCTTAGTCAATTCTTGTTTTTTCTTAGGAGGATCGCTCTTCTTAACTGTTGTTGTTTTCTTAATAGCCATTGCCTTGTTTGTTTATTTTTTACGAATTCTTTGAATTTTACGTTGAGCAGAAGCCTTCATAGTTCCATCTTTCTTCTTACCAGTCATAAGCAAAGCGTTAATTTGCTTTTCTTTGTCTGTGTAAGTTCTAGAAGGAGTTACATTGATTGCCTTTGGAGCAGCCTTAGCAAGTCCAGCGACACCCATACCATCGATACTAGGTTTTCCAACTTTTGCAACAACTGGTTTAGCAGCAGCAGCTCTTTGCTGGGCAATAGAAGGACCTTTTGGTGCTGAAGATTTAGCAGCAGGTTTTGGAGCATTCATAGCAGCAGCTACTTGCTTTCCAAAATTCTGCATTCCAGCAGAATCAGTTCTGCTAAAAATTTTATTGCCTCCAATTACTTCACCGTCCTTATTATATCTTGTCTCAGCAGGTTTTTGAACTGGGTTTCTTCTAATCTTAGAAGATACGCTTCTCAGACTGTTCACCCATCCAAATGGTGAAGCAGGTTGTGATTTTCCGTTAGCCATTACTTTGTTTGTTTAAAGGTAAAAGGAAGGGCCAATCGGCCCCTCCTATTTTACTATTACTTCTCGAACAAGAAGAAGTTGTTAGCACCCATGGTGCACAACGCTCTTTCAGACAAGAAGTGAACCTCCATTGCATCCAAGCTTGAAGTCTGAGCTCCACCAGCGGAACCAGTTACCCAAGTCTTGTACTTACGATCTTCAGTCTCAGAAGCTCTGTAACGAACGTGCAAGAATGGTCTCTTAGCGTTCTTACCAAGTACGTTGTCGTAAACGGTAGTAGTTCCAGCTGGAACAAGAACACCAGATACAGCTCCACCTACTAGACCACCACGCATGGTTGGATCGTTCAAGTACTTCCAGTCAGACTTGTAGAAGTCATAACCTCTACGGAAGCCAGTGAAACCAAGAGTAAGAGCCATCTTCTCATCGTTGTCGAATAGACCGTAAGAAGTACCTCCAGCTCCGTAGCTGTTTTGAGCTGCCAACATATCGTCAATGTCGAAACCAAACTGACGATCCAAGAAGATTACATTCTCTTCGATAGATCCTTGCTTGTCAAGACGAGATACGATGCTGTCGAAATCATCCAAAGTAGATGGGTTACCACCTGCCCATACGTTACCTCTCTTACCGATTGCGTCAAATAGACCTTCAGATCCTTTGTATCCCAACACCTTAGCAGATCCAGCAGCAGAACCTGCAGCAGGGATAGCTTCGATCATTGCAGTCTCAAGATAATCTTCGAAACGAAGACGGGTCTCGTGCTGAGACTTTAGGTACCACAAGAAACCTGGGCCATTGTCACCTTCAACCTCTACCCATCCGATCTGAGCCATGTCAGAACCAGATACTGCATAGTGATCTTTGATGATGATTGGAGAGTTCTCGAAGATCTCACCATCAGACTCAAGAGAGTTCTCCATTCCAAGAGTTCCTTTCTTAAACTCAGAACCGTAAACAAACACAGAAACAGTCTTAGTTGCTGCGAAAGTTTGTCCAGCTGCTTCGTAGTAAGCTACGTCAAAAGTTCTTGCTGCATAGTCAACAGCGGTAACGATACCTTTGTTTAGACCTTGAGCACCAGCACCTTCTTCAGAGATAAGGACAGTTTGTCCAACACGGATAGCAATGCTACCGTTTACAAATCCTTTACCAGATAGCTGACCAGCAGGTACGGTAAAAGTTGCATTAGAGTCGCCAGCGGCTCCATCTTGAGTTACGTTTACATACTTAGT